TCTCTTGCACGTTCTTCATGGTCGGACTCACATATTTTTGGAAAACCTCATGCAACGGAATATGATTCATCAGCAACCAGTGATTCAACGGTGGGTAATACGGATGGAGTAACAACCTACTTTGAACATGAATCAGGGGTAAATCAAATTAAAGCAGGTGCAGCAAGTGCTATTGCAGCAAGTATTGAATCAGGGGATTATGATATTTCTCAACAACCTCAAAGAGAAGGATTAGGCTTTAGAGGAGACGGAGAATATATGATGAAAATTAGAAGAGTGATTCCTGACTTCTTAACACAAACAGGAGATGCAACGATTACTTTAAATTTAAGAGATTTTCCAAATCAATCTCAAGCAAGTTCATCTTTAGGACCTTTTACATCAACAACTAGTACAACTAAAATAGACACGCGCGCACGTGCGAGATCTATTTCTTTAAAAATTGCAAATTCAAGTACAGGGCAACATTGGAAATTAGGTACCTTTAAACTTGATATTCAACCAGACGGGAGAAGATAATGCCAGGACATTATGGAGGTGGTGGTCGTCAAGATAGAGAAGGAAGTGGATCTTCTCAACCATCAGGAAGTTCAGGAAGTAGTGGAGGTCATCATGGAGGAGGCGGAGATCGTCATCCCCCAGCACAACCAGCAAAACCAAGCTATAGTCCACCTGCTCGTCATCATGCTGTTGATACTCCAACCCAAGTTCAAGAACAAAAGGTAGCTGATGAAATAAATCGTCAAAATGAAATGCGGGATTTAATCGTCCAGCAACAACAGGAAAAAGATTACATTGATATTATAGATAGAAATTATGCTACGGATTTTGATGAAACTCCACAAGCAACTCTTGAAGGACAACTCAAATTAGATGAGTATCAAGAACCAAGTGGTATTTTAGATTCAGCAGTTGGACTAGGTTTGAATATGATCCTTCCAGGAGCAGGTTACCTTTATAATCTTGAAAGTAATCCTTATAAAGCATCTAACTTTTTTGCAGGAACAGGAATACAAGATTTAGATCGACAAGCTTTGTTAAGTGGTTATCTTAGTCCAGAAGATGCTGCAGCCTATCAAGCAGGTACTTATGGTCAACCCACAGGAGGGGGAGAAGGAGTTCAACCAACCGTTATTGGAGGGGGTGGTCCCGATGTTATGCCTATAACTATGGCTCAAACTATTCCTACAGGTATAAATACAATTCCCGTTGATCCTACTTTAACAGCAGGATACACGGATCAACAAGATTTTATGGATAACGTTTACCGTCAGAATTTATTAGATTTCTTTAAAGGTACAGGATATACAGGTTTATATGGCTAAAATTGTACAATCATTAACACAGCCCACTAGGGAATATGATCAAATGATACAACAGTCTTTCGTTAGAGATGTCGATAGTGTTGTTCAAAAATTAAATACAACTTTTCAACAAGATATGAAGGATGAGGTTGAAGCGTTCAATCTCTTTTTATCGTAATGGCAAATACCTTTGTAAATAAAAAGGCAGATTTAACGAGTACCAGTGCTACCACATTATACACGGTACCCACAGCCACAACGGCTGTGATTAAGTCTATTTTAGTTTCTGAAGATTCAGGGAATGCCGATACTATTACGGTAACAATAACCGATACCGATGACGCTGTTTTTAGCTTGTTTAAAACCAAGTCTATATCAGCGAATGCAACAACAGAACTGTTAAGTCAGCCTTTAGTCGCTAAGGAGAGCGAAATTATCAAGGTGACAGCAGCAACTGCCAATAGGCTTCATGTAGTGCTTTCAGCACTAGAAATTAAGCCTAGAGATGTTACAACATAGACTTGATTTATTGATATAAATTAAGTAAAAATATAAACTCAGGTGCAATATCCCTGCCTTTAAGAAAATTAGCTAAACATTATTATGATAAAAAGAATGCAGATACCAAGACAATTATATAACGAAGGCGGAATATCTTCAGTTCCTCTAAAAAGAGAAAACTTTGGATTAGGAAGCTGGGTTAAAAAACAAGTTCGTAAAATTATTCCAAAAGAAGTTGCACAAGTTGCTGTGAAAGCAGCACCTTTCGTGGCCCCTTTTAACCCTGCGATTGCAGGTGCGATGTCGGGATTAGGAACTTTTCAACAAACAGGTAGAATGGGTAAATCCCTTACTGCTGGTGGATTAAATTATGCGGGTGGTCAAGCTGCACGATATTTAGGGGGAGCAGGATTTCAAGGTAATCCTTTCACAGGTGGAGGAGCATTTACACCTTCAGGATTCATGGGTGGCTTTAGTTCACCTTTAGGAACAGAAACAGGATTAGGAAAATTTTTACAAGACAGAAGAATAGCAAGACAAGGAATTAATATTGATAAAGGTAGAGGATCAGTTTTAGGACAAACATACCGACAACCAGGACAACCTATGGGTAATCAGTTTGCAACTGCAAGACAAGCGATGACGGGTAATCAAGCTTATTCACCTATGCCTCTTGTTGATGCTGCAGATGCAGGAACCATTTTTCCACATCAAGCAAATATGGCAGATGCTAATGTAGGTTTTCAACCTGTTAGACCTTACCAAGATAGAATTATGAGAATAGCTTCAGGTGCTGAACCAAGACCTGATTTAAAAGCAATAGAAAATGTTATTCGAAGAGGAGGTGGTGCAGATGTTATGCCCGCTGATGCTTTTACGAAAGCAGCAACTAAAAGTGTAGCAAGAACTGCTGAAGAAGGAATTGGATCTCAAATTATGAAAGTAGCTGATAAACTTAATCCTTTCTCTAAAGATTTTGATTTTACAGAAGTAGGAAGCACAATTAAAGATTTAGGTGGCAAAGCATTAAATGCTGTTTTTAGAGATAAGGATGGAAATTTAGACAAAGCAGCAATTATGGCTGCTCTTGTTACAGTGCCTACGTTCTTTGAAGCACGAGCCTTGGCTGACGAAGCGGGACTTGGAGAAAATGAATTTACAGAAGAAATGTACAATGCAAGTAAAGCAGATTCTAAAAAAACTTATGAAGCCAACCTTGGAAGTTTCTTTACAGGAACAGGCTACACGGGCAATTTAGCTAAAGGTGGATTGATTAGAAAAAACTACGCTTTTGGAGCCGATCCTGATGAATTTCCAGAAACTGATTCAGATATTACTATTTTTGAACTTATTAAAGAACAAGGAATTCCTGTTGGGGAACAAGTTAAAGGAAAAATTAAACAAGGAGCTAAATCTATTTTAATGGCGGAAGGCACAGGATTATCTCCAGAACAAGAAGCAATGATTGATGGAATGTTACAAAAGGGAGCAGATACTGATACTATATCTTCTATTACAGGAGCAAGTCGTGAACAGATTAAAATTTATCTACAGACACAGAAAAAGAAATTAAGTAAAGGCGGAAGAGTAAACTTTGGAGAAGGAACAGAAAATCCATATAAATATGGTACAGTAGATTATTATAAATGGTGGTTAGACGAAGGAACATCGGCTGATAGTAAACCTGAATATATGAGTGGATTTGGCTTTGCACATGAGATGGATTTAATTAAAAAACTCGAAGAAGCAGGAGGAGATGCAACGGTTTATAAAGACAATTTACAGAAAAAAATGAATGAAAACGCAGAATGGTTTCAATCCTTATCCCCAGAAAAACAAAAAGAAACGAAGGATTACTTAAATAAAGAGTTTAAAAGATATTATGATAAAGGCATTATGCCAGGTCAAGGAGAATGGTGGGGAAAAGATATTATTGGAGAAGAATTAGAAGAAATGAAAAAAGGTAAATCTAATCCATACGAGCCTCTTTATAAGGACGCAAAACATGGAGGTATAATGAGAAAAGGTTATGCTCTTGGCACAACTATGCCTCTTCCTAGAGAAGGAGGTCTTGGAGGACTTCCGATT